ATGACAGCCTCACTGAAGCTGACGTCATCGCATGGGTCAAAGCTGACGTAGATGCTGACGCTATCGAAGAGAGCATTGCAGCGCAGATTACAGCTTCTAAAGAGCCTGTGACAGCCGCTGGCGTACCTTGGTAAACTAATAAGTAAGGAGTACAGCTATGCTTGCAGAGATTGCCATTGCTAATGCGGCATTCGGTGTGATTAAAAACGCTATAAGTAACGGTCAAGAACTGCACAGCGTAGCTAACCAAGTTACAAGCTACTTTGATTCTAAAAGCTCCATTGCCAAGAAAGCTAACAAGAACGGCGGTAAGTCAGACATGGAAGCATTCATGGCTCTGGAGACTTTGAAGGAACAAGAGGCAGAACTTAAAGAAGTAATGATCTACGCTGGTCGAGCTAACTTGTATGATGACTGGCTACAGTTTCAAGCCGATGCTAAAAGAGCTAGGGCGCAGGAGGAGAAAGACATACTCCACGCTAAAGCTAAACACAAACAACAGATGGTTGAGTTCTTTACAGTCGTCTGTACAGCCTTAGTTGCTGTTCCCGCTATTGGTGGAGCAGCCTACATTATATTTACAATACTAGGAAGTATGTAATGATTAACGAAACAAAAGACGTTATAGACGTAGCTGCTGCTTCCACTGCTCTTCTAACCTTAGCTGCTTGGCTACCACCAACAGCATCTATCTTGACAATTGTATGGATGGTTTTGAGGATATATGAGTCTGATACTGTACAAAGTATAGTTAATGGAACAAATAAGAAGGACTCTTAGTTAACTAAAGTGTAGACAAACAGCACTTTTGTGTACATATAAGTGTAAACCTGTACACTTTATCTTGACTTTTAACTAAAAATAGTGTATAATATATGAGTATTTTAAATAGTTTAATTAATCCAGTTACTAAGTTATTAGATAAAGTAATTGAAGATAAAGACACTAAGAACGCTATAGCCTTTGAACTATCTACAATGGCTGAGAAGCATGCTCAAGAACTAGCCAAGGGTCAGTTAGATGTCAACAAGGTTGAAGCAGCACACAAGAACTTATTTGTTGCTGGCTGGCGACCTGCTGTGGGCTGGGTATGCTGCCTTGGCATGGCGGGTAACTTCCTTATTATCCCGTTGGCTAATTTTGCGTTGGCTCTATCCAGTTCTCCAATCACAATACCACTTATAGAAACGTCAGAGATGATGCCAGTGTTGATGGGTATGCTAGGCTTAGGTGCTATGCGTACAGTAGAGAAGACTAAGAACGTACAGAGAGAGCGATAATGGGCGGTGGCGGACGCGGTAACACGAGAATTAATAGAGCTGTTCTTGCAAAGAAGAAAGCTCCTACTCCTATAGCTACTGCTGTACAGGCTAGGTATAGCGATCCTGTTGTTAACCTACCTGTGAAGTCTGTAGTTCAACCAGCCCCTGAAAAGTTTGCATCATTGGCTAGTCCTTTTGACATGGACTTTAGCAGCTTTGGCGGTATTGATTTAGACCTTAGCGGTTTAGACATGAACGCTTTACGTGAAATTGTTAATCCTACACCAGCGCCTACAGAGCGTGTACCTACAACTGCTTCTACTTCTGGTTTGTCAGTACAAGACTTCGGCGCACAGCCTAAGTTTGGAAGCCCTGATGAAGCCCTTGCTAACTACGGCAATGTCTTTAACACGTTGAAAGCTCAAGAAGAACAAGTAAACAAAGTCTATAACTACAACAACTTCGATCCTGGAGATTTTGGCAGGACATCAGTATCCTTACGAGAAGGTAGCAGAGCTGCTGGTACAGGTCTTGCTGAGTACGTACAGCAGAATGAGATACCTCTGTCTAAAGTTATAGACGGTGAGCGTAAGTATTTAACAACAGGTAATGCTCAAGCTAATCAAGAGTTATGGCCTAACGCTTTTCAAGGTGGTGATCTTGTAGCTACAGGGCCAGCAGGAACGTATTCAACTACCTTTCAGAAAGACAAAAACCTGCTTGCTCAAGTTGCTTCTGATCCTATTATTGGACTAGCGGCTAACTTTATTCCTGGAGGCACTCTAGCGTTAACAGCAGCTAAAGCTGCCAGTGGTGAGTCCTTAAGCCCTGCTGACATTGTTACTCTAGCTGTACCAGCATTGACTAAAGCAGGTATGCTAACAGCTCCTCAAGCGGCTGTGAGTGCGGCAGATGCTGTAGACGGCATAGCAAAAGCCGCAGTCGAGGGCGTAGGTATAGCAGGTCTAGGTTACAACAACTCAGTAGCTTTAATAAATGCAGCAGCCACTGGAGACCCAACATCTGTTGTTACTTCCTTAGTAGGCAACACTGTTATAGATAAAGCATTTACAGGTATTGAAGACGGAGCAAGAATAGGCGGTCTTTTCCAAGCTGACGATTTAAAAACTGGCTTGACTAAAGTAGTTGAGAAGGTAGCAAGCGGTGAAAAGTTTGATGATGCTTTATTGGCAGGTCTAGGGACTTACGTTAAAGAAGGTGGTACTTTAAGACTGCCTACGCCAGAAGGTTTTGATTTAGATATTGATCTAGGCATTGTTGAAGATGTTGTAAAAGCTGCTGTTAGACCTATTGAAGGCATTGTTAGAAAAGCTGGTAGAGTCATAGACGACAATGTTTTACAGCCTGTTAAAGAAGTTGGAGAAGAAATAGGGGAAACTTTAGAGCCTATTGTAGAAACAGTTAAAGAAGCGGGAAGCACTATAGATGACACTATTTTACAACCTGTTAAAGAAACAGTAGAAGCAGGCGCTAGTGTTGCAGGTGATGTATTAAGCGTTGTTGACGATGAGGTCATACAACCAGTTATACAAGGAGTAGAAGAAGGCGCTAGTGTTGCAGGTGATGTGCTGTCAGCAGCAGACACAGCAGTTAGAGACGCTGCTAGTGCGTTTGACGATGCTGTAATACAACCTGCTGGCGATGCTTTGTCAGCTTTAGACACAGCAATTAGGCAGGCATTGCCCGACATAAATGGGCCAGACATAGACTTACCTGACATAGACTTACCTGACATAGACTTACCTGACATAGACCTAAACTTACCTAATTTCAACATGCCTAGCTTTGGCTTAGGCGACATGGGTATAATGATGGGCTTAATGACACCACAAGCAAATGCTACAACTAACAAATTATTTGAAAATGAACTATTTAAATTTAAAACAGAAGTAGGCATTACTGACAGGGAAGAACTTATAGATATTGAAGATTTCTTGACTTCCTCCTTTTCTTCTTCTTTTGATCAACAACAAAGGTTTTAACAATGACATACTTACAGCTAGTTAATAGTGTACTCCGTAGACTTAGAGAAGAAGAAGTATCTAGTGTTTCTCAAAACAGTTACTCTAAACTTGTAGGTGAGTTTGTTAATGATGCTAAAAGGACTGTAGAGGACTCTTACGACTGGACAGCCTTACGCACTACCTTGACTGTCTCAACAACATCAGACACCTTTAACTACGTCCTAACAGGCTCTCAGAACCGTATGAAGCTCTTAGATGTCATTAACGACACCTCAGACTTCTTTATGCAGTACCGTCCTTCACGTTGGATGGACAACGCTTTCTTGATCGAGACACCCCCTATTGGTTCACCACAGTTCTACAGCTTCAACGGTGTAGATGCTAACGGTGATAACGCTGTTGATGTTTACCCTAAGCCTAGCGGTGTGTTCCAGTTACGCTTTAACGTGGTTCTACGTACATCGGACTTTACTCAAGACACTGACAACATGGCTATTCCCTCCTCTGCTGTGGTACAGCTAGCTACAGCATTAGGCGCTAGAGAGCGTGGAGAGACACAAGGTACAAGCGCAGCAGAGTTGTTTGGTCTAGCCGACAGAACACTTGCTGATGCTATTGCTATTGATGCTTCACAACACCCTGAAGAAACTATCTGGTACTCCTAAATGGCACAACCATTACAGAACATTACAGTAGCAGCGCCGGGATTTTTTGGGTTAAACACTCAAGAGTCACCTATTGGTCTTGATCCTTCCTACGCCTCTATTGCTGACAACTGTGTCATTGATAAGCTAGGCCGTATTGCTGCGCGTAAAGGCTACAAAACAATCACTACCAACGGTGCAGCAGTCTTAGGTACTAGCCGTGGCATTGAAGTTGTCTTTGAGTTTATTAGCAGAGCAGGTGTAACAACTGTATTTAGCTGCGGTAACAACAAGATATTTACAGGAACTACTACACTTACTGAAGTAACCCTACCTGTTGGATACACTATCAGTGACAACAACTGGAAAGTAATGTCATTTAACAACGATGTTTACTTTTACCAGAAAGGACACCAGCCTTTACTAAGCGTGGCAGGTACGTCTACACTTGCTGGTTTAACTTCTACAGGCGGTGGCTCAGCTCCTCAAGGCAATGAAGTCTTAGCTGCCTTTGGTAGGATTTGGACTTGTGACTTAGCTGATAACAAGTACGTAGTCTACTGGAGTTCCTTACTAGCTGGCGATAATTGGCAGGGTGGTTCCGCAGGCTCTGTAGATTTAACAACCGTCTGGCCTACAGGTTTTGATGAGGTTGTGTCGCTTGCAGAGCATAACGGCTTCCTAATTATCTTTGGTAAGAAAAGCATCATCATCTACACAGGCGCTGAGAGTCCTGCTTCTGATCTAAAGCTACACGACACTATTGAAGGTGTTGGTTGTGTTGCTAGAGACTCTGTACAGTCTACAGGTAGTGATCTGTTCTTCTTATCTAGTCGTGGTGTCATGTCACTAGGACGTGTTGTTCAAGAAAAGTCTTTACCTCTGAATGATATTAGCAAAAATGTACGATCTGACTTGTTGCAAACACTGTCACAAGAGAATCACGCTAACGGTCACAGAGAGGCTATTAAGTCCATCTACAGCCCGATAGACGCTTTCTACTTGATAACCTTCCCTGACAGTTCTCTAGTCTATTGTTTTGATCTAAGACAGGCTTTAGAGAACGGAGCATATCGTGCAACAACATGGACTGCTATTAAACCTATTTCTTTCTCTATCTTTGCAGACGATCATTTGTACATGGGACACGATGAAGGCATTGTCGAGTATGATAGCTACCTAGATGGTACTACTAAATACCAGATGCGTTACTTCAGCAACCCGTTAGACTTTGGTAACGCTTCTAACTTAAAGTTTTTAAAGAAGTTTAATGTAACTATTATCGGTGGTCAGAACACAGAGTCAACGCTTAACTGGGGCTATGACTACACCTCTGATTACACTAAGCAAGCATTGACTTTTGGTACTGCTTCCGCTGCTGAGTACGGAGTTACAGAGTACAACACAACAGGCGAGTACACAGCGTCTATTGTTATTCAAACACCTAAAGTCAACACCAGCGGTAACGGTGAGGTAGTGACTATTGGTATTGAAGCTGAAGTTAACGATTCACCTTTTTCTATTCAAAAAATTGACATACACGCTCTACTAGGGAGACTTATCTAATGTCCAACTACACAAAGACTACTAACTTTGCAACTAAGGACTCCCTAAGTTCGGGTGATCCCAACAAGATTGTTAAAGGCACAGAGATCGACACTGAGTTTAACAACATAGCTACAGCCAGTGCTACTAAAGCAAACACTGCTGGCCCTACATTTACAGGTACTGTCACAGCCGCCACCGTAAACGTAACAGGTACACTAACGGCTGACACAATTACTGGTGGGTCTTACTGATGGCTATTCAAGGCGCACCCCGTAGACTTAGAGGTCAAAACCCTAATGCCCCGCAGATACCTTCTTTTTCACCGAATAACTTTGGTGGTCAGTTGGGTAACATGCAAATAGGGGGCATGGGTGGTATGATGGGTAATCAGCCACTGGCTAATAATGTTAATAACAATCGAGTACAAGGTAACACGGGTGGCGGTCTGCGCAGTGGTGGCCCACAGGCGCCTATACCAATCACAGACGCTAATAGAGAAGATATGGCCAGACTTCAAAAAGAACAAGAGCAAAAAAACTTAATGGGTGGCGCTAAGTTGCATACCTTTGGCCCAGAACTCTATCAGCAACAACAAGGTAACATGGGTGGCGGTGGTTTAATGGGCGGTGCTGGTGCCAGTAATAGTCCTTATGCAAATAGCGCATTTAGCGACATGCCTGTAAAACCAAGACTCGCCTCGACAGACATGCCGTTCTACATTGATCCAATAACGGGTCAACAGGGAACAGGCGGTTCTACTACTATGAATTATAGGAATAACTTAAAGAGTTATTTTGATAATAACGCAGGCGCACAAGACTACTATAATCAACTTAACCCTTCTAATCAACCCCCTATGGCTGGTAACACGGGTGGCGGTGGTTTCTCTGCTCAAGTCATCACCCAAGGCGACGATGGTCAATACTATACTGACCTGAGCATGACTACTCCACTTGGCGGTAATTACAGACCCGAACCAAACCAGAACCCAGCCCTCGACTACCAAGACTGGTTGGGTGATACCACGAATAACGGAGTAAACAATATGGCAAACCCATACACAACAGATGTCCTAACAGGCCCAGCAGCCTCTACAAGCGGCCCTAGCGACACTATGGCTTATGGTGGTGCGTTGTTAGGTGGTCTGTTAGGCAAT